GACAGGTTCGCCATCGTAAATCTTGGAAATAAGATTCTGGATAGTGAGACGCTGGTCCTGCGAACATGCAACAATCATCGGGTTGCGCTCATTCAGCAGATCAATTTCGATTGTTCTGTCAATCTGAGCAAGTCTCGCAGCGTAAGAAAGCACTACGTCAATTTCCGGTTCCCGCACCTGATTACCCCAAATACAGACAGAGTCGCTTGCGCTCACCTCACGAGAATAGACGCCGTTTCGAGTGACACGATATCCCGTGGGGTTGTCTTGAATGTCTAGTGGACCGGAAATTGTTGCAGGCATTGCCATAAACAATTCAAAGAAACTATCGAAATAGAAAACCGAGTACCCGTTATTGAAGATAGTTGCTTCAATAAAGCGTGGGTCAATGCCATTAGGCAACCCCTCCCAAGTAAACCGAGAAAGACACTTCCCCATTAACTGACGCCGGTACATGTGCTCCAACTGCACCTGTCGGGCTTCCGACGACGACGGGGGAGATGCCATGATTTTCTTGTAGATGCCGTTAAGCACATAATCCTTTTTACTCACTAAGGGTCACCCTAACCGTCTTATCAATCCGATTGTTGCGAACATTTGTATTACCAATTCTCTGCGGAGAACGCCAGACGGTAACGCCTTTTTCGAAGATTCCTCGCACACTAGCCTTGAATCCTTCGGGAATAGTTGTGTCAACCAAATAGCACTCAGCCATCTTCCAGTACGTGAATTCAGTCATGAGACTAAGGGTATTCGGGAACTTAATCCAAGTATTCATCAAATACCCATACCTAAGCCAGAAATCACCAATGCTACGCATCGCGGCCGGAGAGACGCTCCTAATTCTAGCATCAATCACGAGACCATTAGAGACCATTGCAGACACGTAGCCCGACGTCTGACCAACTACGGACGGAGGAATAACCTGCATGTCCTGACGCTGACCATTAATCGATGCGATGGCTGCCTCATAGTCCCCATTGGCCGCAAACTGTGCCAGTTCATAGTTAGTATCACGCACGGTCCTCTGCTGCTGCTGAGAAATCTGTGAAGCACCACTAGCCAACTGATTCTGAATATTCGCCGTCGACTGTGCCTGAGAATTATTAATCATCGCAGAAACACCAGCCGTAGCCGCCTGCCCAATACCAGCACCGGCCGCCGAACCATTCAGCCCCATAACACCACCAAGCGCCGTCATAGCGCCCTGAGTCGCCTGAACAGTAGCCCTCATATTATTATAACGCGACTGAGAATCCGCCATAGCAGAATTACCCCACATAGAATTCTCAGCCCCAGCCTGAGTCGCAGCAATACCCGCATTAGCAACGTCCCGCGCCGCCGTCGCAGCACGCTGAGCACGCTGCTGCTGCCACTTCGCGTTATTCACCTGAGCCGCCGCAGTATGTGCTGACGAAGCAAGCGCATTTAGTGCAGAATTGTTAACTGCCGAGAATGTTGGAAGCGACGTATAACCAGTACACATATCCCAACCCTCGCCATACTCGTTAGTCACCTTGCCAGCGCGACGCTCAACAATCACAGATTCTGTGATTGTGTTGTAGTCTCGAATTGTTAAGAATAATGAAGGATTAGGCGGGGCAACATGTGCATACTGATTAATATTAATTCCTGCCGTACGAATGGATTCGGGTCTAAATTCAACAGGGTTGCCAGAGTACGTTGTTAACTCAACAATGCAATATGGTGACGTCACAAATTTCTTAAGTTCCTGATATTCCTTGGGAAGTAGTGAAAGAAATTCGTTCCTAAAACTGGCGTCAGTAAGTGAATAGTTTCGGTTAATATATACACTATGATTGGTTAGCCACGTCCACTTACCTGTGCCACTGTCTTTCCCGACGTCAACTTTAGTTCCACCAAAGTCAACAATATCTTTGGGGACAATCGTGATTGACCCAATCCCTTGCGCGATCCATGGGTAATTTTTTAAACCCAACATTCCTTGGCGGAAATCTTTGTATGTACAAACATATATCTCGACTCCATTGGGTAACCCCTCAGCGTTGCTAGGGTCAGCCATTGAAACGCGGGGATTATTTGCATCACCATATCCATTTTCGACGTCAAGGTTAACAGTCGACGTAACAATGACGCTATAGTCATTATTTGTGATATCCGCAAGCATGCGCCGGTAGGTTCGAATAATTTGGTGCTCAGACCCCATGTCTAGACCCTCAGGCTGGGTCAACCAGTTCTTTCCATAGTTGTCGAAAGAATCGGTTGCAGCGATGCCCATGTGCCCGCGCTCGAGATAACTGCGCCCAAAGTTAATGCGCTGATAATAGGTGGTCCAAACATCGAGTTGAAGTGTCAACTGGGTTGTGTTCGGTGCAATGTAATCAATGCTGGTAATAAAGTAGAAAAACACGCTAGGCGTATACCCCTCAAAACCAATATTGTTAACGGGGCGCCCCGGGTTCTCGACCATCACATAATTGTACTGATTCGCCTTAGTGAAAGGCGTAGGAATGCGAATCGGTTTACCCTGTGCAAGATAAGTCATCTGATTGATCTCAACCTTATGCAGGTTGTTAAACGACTTGACATAAGCGTAAGGTGTATGACCATACGATTTCCAGTCAACAATGTCCCGATAGGTGTTATCGAAAGGCACATTAACCATCGTGATAACACTGCCCGCAGACCATACAGAATAATCAAACGACAAACCTGCTCGAGTCTCAGGTGGCATAGCATAAATCTCTGACATATCGTCCTCCTTCAAGTCTAAGCATAGCAGAACCGGGCGCCCTAGTGGAC